AACTTCCCTGCACTTAATATGGGCATAACTAATCCTGAGTTAATGAACGCAAGTTCATTATTAAATTTTGAAGACTTATTAAATTACAGTCCAAACGATGTTCAAGATATTATTAATTCTTTTAAAGATAATCAAGGATTTGATGTTCAAGATAATCAATTACAATATAATTTAGATGCCGGTCCAGGTAAGTTTCAGTTTGGTATAGGACCAAACAGTGCTGGTATAAATTTTAACTTACCCTTTGGTGCATAATGTTAACGATGCGTGATTGGATATGGGTAGCCTGCATAGTAGGCGGCATAGCCTTCACCAACGGGATGCTTTCATCACGGGTCACGGCTCTTGAATCACAAATAAAAGACTTAGATATGTTGCGTATTGATGCACGGCTCGCTGTTATTGAAGCACAAGTCATACAAATAAACGAAAAATTAAATTAAGTATTATTTAATACAAACATATTAGATTCTAAACACCAAGTCTGAACAAACACAGGATTGATTCCTTGTTCTGCCGCAGCATTATATAAACCATTTTCTATATCAATACGTCTTGCTTCACACTTAGGTTCATCGAACCACAGTTCCGCAGTATGTTTAACGGAAGGCATACCAGGCATAGACACCATAGAAATTAATAACCAAATCTTAATCATGAGAAGAGAATAGGATTAAATTACACCAATTAGCAAGTTCTTTTTCACTCATATCACCCTTCATTAAGTTATATCTATAGCAAACAAGTTGAATATTAGTCTTAGTATAGAATTTTAAATCATTATTTATTCTATCAATAGATATATTAGTGTTAACTTTTCGTTGTCCTTTTAAATGTGTAAGTTTTATTCTTGTTTTTGCACATCTATAATTTTGTTTTTCAAATAATTCTAATAAGTCATCGACAGTTAAATCCGGATCAACAGGATGTCTATTTTTACTTTTAGGATTTTGCACATCTTTTAACCAGTGATTAAAAAATTTACGTGGATCTGCGCTAATAATTGCTTTGTCATTATCTCCTTTTCCATTTGCCCATACATGTTTGTTGTGATTACTAGAACAAACTTTACACCAGGACTTACGTCCATCTTTTTTGTTTTCTTTTTTTCTATCAAACTCTTCTAAGAGTTTTGTTTTATTACACCGAGTACAAGTCTTATCGACAATCACTTAGCCTCGCCCCAAGAGGGACCTTCTTCTAAATCAATTACACTTGGCACTTTTAATTCAATACAGTGTTCCATTATCTCTTTGATTTTATTAGCTTCTTTAGGTGATTCAAAAGATAAATCTAATTCATCATGTACTTGAATCAAAGGTAAGAAACCCTCTTGATATAGTGTAACCATAGCTTGTTTAGTTTGATCTGCCGCTGATCCCTGTATCAATCTATTCAATGCTTTGTATGTCCATCCTCTTTTTATTCTAGTGAACCCACCGTACTTACGCTCTGCTTCTTCTTTAGGAAGAGGAAAGCCGGCGCCAAACTCTAAAGGTTCCCATAAATCAAAACGACATTTACGTCCTTTAATGGTTCTAATAAATCCTATGTCACTTGCTCTTTTCATAGCGTTCTTTGTTAACTGTTTAACAAAAGGAACGTTGGTGTGATATTTAGAAAACAATTCCTCTGCCTCAAACTCAGTGAGACTCAACTCATTAGCAAGTTTAGCTTTACCCATACCGTACATCATACCAAGATTAATTGTCTTAGCTTGCTTACGTTCAATGCCTGCCATGTCTGCTACTGTTTGATGGAAGTCTATGTTACCTGAATTATATCCTTCTACTAAATGATCTGCTCCTTCTAAATTTGTAATAGATGCATAGTGCACTAACAGTCTAGGTTCTTGTTGACTGTAGTCAAAGCATCCCCACTTTTGTCCTTCTTCAGGAATAAATAATCTTCTAATAAGTGGACCTATATCTTTGTTACGAGCAGGGATTTGTTGCAAGTTGGGGTTCTGCATACTCAACCTACCAGAGATTGTACCTCCCTGCTCATTTCTCATTTGATTGATTTCAGCGAAAATCCTCCCTCCGTTCTCGTGCTTGAGGATACTGTCAATGAACGTGGTTCTTGCCTTATTAATTTCACGAGCTTCCACCACCATTCTTGCAATAGGATTGCTATGATTTGACAGAAAGTCTTTGTCAAATTTAGGCTGGCCAGACTTCGCAGTTCTCTCATAAGATATTCCCGCTGCATCAAACGCCTTAGCGACAGATGTCGGAGTCCAAACATCAACGTGGACATTTGTACTCTCATGGATTTTTTTAAGTATCTTTTTCTCTGTAGCAAATAAAGTTTTCTTTGTTCTCTCTGCGTGATCAACATCTACTCTAACTCCCTTCTTTTTCATTTCAAATAGAACAGGAAATAAATCCGTTTCTAACTTGAACACATCTAATAAGTCTTGTCTAATTATTTCTCTCTTTAAAATATCCCATAACTTTAAAGTTAAAGCTGCATCTTGCTCAGCATATGGGCCGACATACATAGGTGGTAACTTCCACATCTCTGTCTTTGCATTAACACCCCAACTCTTTGCCGCCTCATATAAAGCTGATTGAGATTTTTTTTCTCCTGCATATTTTTTTCCTAACTCATCTAAAGAAAAACGCATGGGACTATTCTCATTTACAATAGGGCCTGCTATCATTGTGTCAATAATACGACCATGTACTTTCAATCCCATTTGATGTAGCCACCCTACATCATAGATAGCATTGTGAAATATCTTATCACATGGAAGTTCTAGAATTTTTTTAAGTTGTCTTGTAAAAACTTTTTCATCTAAGTTACCTCCACCTTCATGGCGAATAGGAAAGTAACCGCACCAACCTTCGACAGCTATAGCTACACCAATAACATAACCTTTGCTGACAGCCCATCCTGGACCTATGCCAGTGTTTAATCCTATGTCTCTTGTTTCTAAATCAATGGCAATTTGTTTTGCGTCTGATAAATCTGGTAGTCGTTCCGGAGGAGTCCACTCACTTGGTGGTTGAAATAATGGTATCTGAGTCATCTTCATTGTCCTGTATCTCACCCGCAATTGCTGCATATCCCGCCATGTCTATGTAACAATCCTTCGTGGGTCTATGTTTAATTCTTGCTATCTTTACTAGAAGCATACATATCGCTACATCATGTGCTGATATTTCATAATCTAAATAGGAAGACCAAAGCTTAGCAATGTTCTTATGGTTCTGATACTTATCACCATAGTCATGTTGACGTTGACCAGTTACTATCTTTGCCGCAGTATCTAGATATTCTCTACTGTTCATCTTTCTCCTTATTGCTGATAGATTTTAAATCATTTCTCATAAGTTGTAAATCAAGTAATAATAACTTCATTTCCTTGTCTACTTTTTCTCTATTTAATCTAGGTAATTCAGCCCTTATTCTCCTTACCTGTTTCTCTGTAACATCTAATTGTTTCAACGCTGTTTCAATTGTAAACACTATGACCTCCAAAACATTTCTGTGAATTCCTTATCGGTTTGAGAGCGAACCAAATGCAATTCATTTTTTGCTCGTGTCATTCCCACATAGAATACACGTCTCTCTACATCTTTATTTCTTCTATACTCTTCATCAACTTTAAAAGATAAGTCAGAAAATAATAAAACATTACTTGCTTCTCCACCCTTAGATCCATGGATAGTAGAAAGTTTTACTCTTGCCTCATGATTTAAATTTTGATTACGTCTCAACGCTGCTAATAAATAAGCTAACTTTGTTGGGGGTATTCTATCAAGGGCGTCATCCCACCTTAACTCCGGGGATAAAAGTAAACCATAATTATTTTTTAACTCTTCGTAAGTATATTCTTTATCTTCATTAGCTCGTGGCATTGTCTTTGATCCATAACTAACTCCAACATCTACATTCATGTAATGATACATTGCTTTGATACCATCTAGCTTTACTGTTTTGTTTTTTGTTAAACGAGTCCATGTATTAATAGCTAGTAGTAAACGATCACTCACTGATTTAGAATTGTGTCGCTGATAAAATATACCTCTTGTCTTTAACTCTTCTTCTATCTTGTCTAATAAATAATTAGTACGTGTAAGTATAAGCCAATCATCTTTTAAGAAATCTGTATTGGCGTAAGGATTAACACGTGTCTTTAATAAACCTTCACGGTCCGTGGCCTTCCAATCTTTATGTACCCTGTCACCTACACGTCCGATCACGGCATTAGCTCTTTGTTGCACGGCTAACGGTACACGGTACGATTGATCAAGAATAATTCTGTTGCCTTTTAATTGTTTAAATCTCCATGGATGTGCGCCTGCCCATTCAAAAATAGCTTGATCATCATCTCCTGCGATGTATGTATGTGTAGAATTTTGAGATAATATATCAACCATATTCCATTGCACACTACTAAGATCTTGTGCCTCATCAATGATAAGAAGTTTAAGTTTAGGTGCTTCTTTTCTTTTATTAAACTCTACAATCATGTCAGTAAAATCCATGAA